TGGCCGCGCGCCTGAACCAGGGCGACCGCTTCACCATCGCCAACGTCTACAGCGTGCATCCGCAGACCCGCCAATCGACCGGCGACCTGCAGCAGTTCGTGGTGCTCGCGGCTTTCTCGAGCGATGGCACCGGCAAGGGCGGCGTCTCGGTCGCTCCGGCCCTCACGGCCTCCGGCCAGTACCAGAATGTGACCGCCATTCCAATAGACGGCGCGGCCATCACCATGGACGGCGCGGCCAATGCGGTGTCTCCGCAAGCCCTGCTGCTGCATAAGAACGCATTCGCCTTCGTCTGCGTGAAGCTGAACAACCCCGAGCCCGGCATGGGCGCGCTGGTGACCGAAGCCAACGACCCGGAGACCGGCCTCAACATTTCCGTCATTCGCGCGTTCGACGGGGTCTATCGCAAGGAGATCAATCGCTTGGATGTGCTGTACGACTTTGCGCCGCTGTACCGCGAGATGGCGTGCTGCGTCGAAGGGTAAACCAACAAGGACCAAGGCTCTCAGCGGTCTTGAAAGGATCGCTGAGAGCATCCTCTCCGAGAAAGGACCAATCAACATGAAGAAACTAGTTTCGACCGCGGCCCTTGCGGCCCTTTTCGCCGTCTGCGCATGCGCGCAAACGTTCACGCTTTCGACCACCACCCTGGCCACGGGCGTCCTGAAGACGGATACCCAGGTGTGCGTGGCTTCGGCTACCGGGATCAACACGCCGACCATCTCCAGCCCCGGCACGATGTTTTTCGTGGACAGCGCGGAGACCATGCAAGTCGTCGGCGCCGGCGCCAGTTCCACTTGCTTCATGGTGGATCGGCACTGGGGCGCCGCCGCTCACAACTCCGGCGCCATCCTGTTGCTGGGACCGCCTAACCAGTTCTACGACAAAGATCCGAAGGTTAACGAGACGTGCGTCCTGGCCACCACCTACGTGACGCCCTTCGTCAATATCGTGACCGGCAATCAATGGCTGTGCTCCACGGTCACCGGAACGTGGGTGGCGGGCTGGCAGAATAAAACCGTGCCCGCGCAGCCCACCACGGCGGTAGCTTCGGCGGCCGGCCAGGTCACGCCTTCCGGGCCGCTGTTTCACATCACCGGCACGGCGGCGATAACCGGCTTCCTTCTGCCGCTGGGATTCAATTACGGCGGATTCTGCGTCATCCCGGACGGGGCTTTCACCACCACCACCGCCAACAACATCGCGGCGGCGTCGACAGGCGTGGTTTCGGTGCTGGACTGCTGGACTTACGACGCCCACACCGGGAAGTTCTACCCGCAGTACTAAGGCCATGGCAGACACGAAACCGACCTACCCGACCACGCGCTATCACCGCACCGAGCCGGCCAGAATCATCGACTCGCCGGAGCAGGAAGAGGAAGGCTGGGAAGACACCCCCGCGGCCTTCGGTATTGAGACGGCCCCCGGCAAGATTCCGGATCCCCGTATCGTGGCCAACCTGCCGGAGGAAACCGACCCTCCCGCACCGGCAGCCGGCAAACGCAAAGCGCGGCCAGCTTAAGCCGCCACCAAAAACCGAGACCGCCTGAAGGCCAGGTCCCCGCTCCTCGCGCGGAGGTCTGGCGCTTTCGGCGGTTATGCTTGTCTCCGATCTCCTCACCGTAAGCCTGCAAATCATCGACGCCGTCGCTGCCGGGGAAACGCCGGCGGAGGAGGATTACACCCTCTCGCAGATCTTCCTGAACAACCTCATCGGTTCGTGGAATGCGGCGCTGAAAAAGTCCCTCGCCGCCAACTACGACCCCTCGGTCTATACCTTCGTCCCGGTGGCTGTCACTGTCAATCTGGCCGACACTCTGACGCTGCCCAACGGCTGGCCTCGGGCGCTGGGCTTTAACCTCGCGCTCGATCTGCTCGAGCCGTACGGCAAGCCAGCCACGCAAACGCTCGTCATGATGGCGCAGTCGAGCAAGGCCGAGATCATCACTTCACCCGCCGGCAGCCCGGCCCCCACGGTTTAACCCATGCTCGCCTCCGACCACATCAACCTCGCCCTGATGCTCATCGGCCACCTGAAGGCTGCCGGGCGCGCCGCCTCGCCCAGCGAGATGACGCGCGGCCTGCTGGTCTTCCAGAACATGGTGGACTCGAGCAACGCGACCCGGAGCATGATCTTCTCCGAGGTCGAGAACCAGTTCCCCACGGTCAACCAGCAGCAGACCTACTCTTGGGGAACGGGAGGAACCTGGAACGCCCCGCGCCCGGTCCGCATCACGCAGGCGAATTTCCTGATGCCGACGTCGCCCACCATTCGCCGCCCGATGAAAGTCTGGAGCCGCAAGCAGTGGGCCGATATCGCCCTGCAGGCGATCTATACCTACCCGGAGGGAATGTACTGCGACTACGCCAACAAGGCCCTGGATGGGACTGTGGGCGCGGCCAACGTGTACCTGGAACCCATCCCGGACGGGGCGTACATGATCGAGACGTTCTCCTGGGCCTCCAACGTGGCGCCGTCTGCACTCACCACGCCGATCGCGTTCCCACCCGGCTACGCGGAGTACTGGCTGAACGGCCTGGCCATCCGGCTTTCATCCATGCACGGGCTGCCGGTTCCCGACGCGGTGCAGAGAGTCTTCGACAAGGCGCAGCGCGCGCTGGGTATCGTAAATACCGCGCTGAATTGTCCGCGGTTGCAAGCGGACGAGGTGCGGTCTGGCGCGGGCATGTACAACTACCTGAGCGGCCTGAGGAACACGGATTAGGCTATGCGTTTCGATGCGTTCACCTCCGGACGCAGCAGCACTCTTGCCAGCATCGCGGCATCGAGCGAGAGGTGTGTGAATTGGTACGGCGAAGCGATTGAAGGCCAGGAGAAAGGGCCGATGGCCTTGACTCGCACGCCAGGGCTGACGCTATACGGCACCCTGCCTACCGGCCCGCTGCGCGGTCTCTGGCCCGGCGAGCAGAGACTCTTCGCGGTCGGCGGCGCGATCCTCTACGAAGTCATTCCAGGATCGCCTCCCACCTACACCCCGCATGGAAATGTGGGCAACGACGGCAACCCGGTCCAGTTTTTCGCCAATGGTGGCCAACTTTTTGTGGTCTCCGCCGGCAACGCCTACATCGACACCGGCTCGGGCGTGGAGCAGTGCCAGTTCTCAATCTCGCTCACCGACCTGGTGATCGACCCGGCAGACGCCACGGGATTTACACTGACGGCCGGCACGGGCGGACCCTTCGAACTCTCGGACGTGGGCAAGACGGTCGTTATCCAGAGCGGCATGGGCTTCATCGCCGGATCGAACGTCATCGCGGGGGTGAATACCACCCCCGGCCCAGGCCTTGGCGAAGCCACCGGCACGACAAGCTGGGGCACGCCTGGATCTTCCGGAGGCATGGGGATCGAGTGGCTGGACACCTTTGTGACGGCCTCCATGGGCGCGTTCCTCGATACGTATTTCTTCGCGGCCGTCCCCAACGGCAAGACCATCTACTTCTCGGCCCCCGGCGACGGCACGCAATGGAATCCGCTGGACTACTTCGACAAGGAAACCTACCCGGATAACGTGGCGGCCATGCAGGCGGACCATGAGCAGCTCTACGTCTTCGGCGACCTGGAGGCCTCCGAAGTCTTCCAGGATCAAGGCGCAACGAATCCCATGGTGCCGTGGGCCCCCAATCCCGGCGCCATCATGCACTACGGCTGCGTGGCTCCCTGGAGCCTGTGCCGATTGGGCGAAGGCCTCGCCTGGATCGGCGGCGACGTGCGCCGCGGCGATCGCGTGGCGTTCCTCGAGGTCGGATTCCGGCCGCAGAAGATTTCGACGGCCGCGGTGGAAACGGCATGGGCCGCTTATTCGACGGTGGAAGATGCCATCGGTTACACCTACATCGACCGGGGCCACCAATTCTGGGTCTTGAATTTCCCCTCAGGCAATGCCACCTGGGTCTACGATCTGACCACCGGTCTATGGCACGAGCGCGGGTACTGGGCAGGGACCTTTGACGCGAATGGCTTCCCGGTCTGGGGCATGTGCCTCCAGCAGTTCCACGCGGTAGTGGCGTTCACCGAGACCGAACAGCATTACGTGGGCGGCTCGCAGTCGGGCAAGATCTACATCCAGAGCGAAGCGTTTTTGGATGACGCCGGCGTCATCCAAAAACGCTTCGCTCTGGATGTAGATCT